CGGGCCAGGGACTTTGTTTTTGCAACACCAACACAAACCCATCTACCACTATACCAACCCCAAGATTCAAAATCTCTAAGTCTTAATTTAGCCCAGACAGCAAACTTATTATCTAATTTGCGTTGTACTATTTCTATTATTTTTGGTTCTGTGAACCCTTTTTTCTTTTTACTTGCCATTTTGTTACCACATATTTGCCATACGGACCCTTCTTGTCCGGACGATAGTCTCCCAATCCAACTCTTTTTCCTGCGTCGTCAACAATTTGTCTAAGTAATGGTAATGATATTATTTCTGTATCTAACTCTAAATTAAAATCTAATTCCCAATCAAAAAAGATAGGCCTAAATGCAAGTATGCGACCTCCTGTTGCGGGAACTCGAACGGGACGACTATCAACAGTCCATCCTTTTTTACTTTTTATTGGTATCATAGTGTCAATAATATTTACACAAGCTGGTATCATAGATTTCTGTTGCGTGGTTACGGATCTATTTTTTATTTTATGAAAACGTCCGCCTTCCATTATTGAAGATGTTAAATTGGGTTGAGGTATGCATGGTTTCTTTTTATGCATGTATAATTTCTTTTCACACTGTTCGTGTTCTGTTAATGGTTCTCCTTGATTGTTTGAACTAACTCCAGACGTTGCTGCTCGTGCTGCCTCATCTGTAAATCGATTGCACATAAGAGGTGAAACCCCTTGAATCGTTATATTTATGGAAACCATTAGTGTATTGTTGTGTTTTTATGTGTAATAAAATCGTACTCTCGCACGACGACGGAAAGCAACTTCATTAGAGTGCCGACTTTTTCTTCGTCAAAGACACCTCTTTTTAATTCTTGTTGCACATGGCTTGTTAAGTTTCCTAAAGACTCAGCGAAGGCTTCGATCGCTTCTTCCTCTGTTCCTTCATAAGAAAGTATTTGCCATTCTTGTTTATGTTCATCATTCATAATTTTCATTATATCATTTTCCCTCTCTTTGAATAGTTGTTTTTACTTCATATGTTGGATGTACTAATAATATTTCATGGCTTATTATCTCTTTTCCAAATTTAGGATGCCATTCAACCTCTTCTTTTACAAAACTATCCGACGTACCATCGTCAAAGAACGGACCATATAATTTCTTATATATTTCTCCGTCGTCCTTTTTAAGTGTAACGAGTACAGCAAATACTCTATCATTGGGGTCTGGTTTTAAATCTAATACTCTAACCATTATGCCTCTCCTTTTATTATTGTTTCTGCTTCGGTTTCAATAACTACCCTTGCTCCACAAGGAAGTAAAGGTTTGTCATTGCCGCCATAAATTACTTTACTTGGTCCTAATATCTCAACACTATGACCGTAAGTATTTTTTCTACCTTGCTTAACGGTAAGCACAGGTTCGTTTGTTCCATGTTTTTTATTAGCTCTAATTTTATGCATATTCACATGGATGTATGTTTTAGGCATTATGCCTCTCCTTGTTTTAGTTCTGGTCTTTTGTACCAGGTTCGTGTGTCTTCATCGAAATATACATTTTGTGCTCTAACGGGCCTATGTGATACTTTCTTACCTTTACTCTTTCTTGTTTTACCGGGCATTGTTCTTTTCCCCATCTTCACCTCCATTAACTTCTTCTTTATTTAAAAAATCATATGTTTTAGAACCATTAATTAAAATGTAATGACCATGCTGCGGATCCATATCAATTAAATCTTTCCACAATAAATCCTCTGCTTCCTCTAATGAGTCAGCGGTAACATATTTTTCTATGCTTGTTTTTACTGTTAATCGGATATTATAATCAGTCATTCCTTCTCTCCTCTCTTTACGAATCAATGTATAACATGGTATAATATAATATGTAAAGTACTTTATTTTATTATGAAAGTGCTTGACCACTAGCCCACTAGCTCAGGGGGGTGGGTGAGCTATGGGCTAGCACCTCTCTTTGTAACCTATTGTTTTATATAGATAATAAAAAGTGCTTGTCCAGGTAGCTCATTTGGGTTATTTTAGGTGAGCTAGTACTTTAAGTTATTGAATTATAAGGAAATGTTCAGCTTGTCCAGCTTGCCTATATAATATATATAGGTAGGGGTGGGCTAACGCCCCACCACCTACTAAACCTTACCGGAGGAGACTGGAACAGATGGAAGAAAAAATAGAAATAATCGAGATAGAAGATGTGGAAGAAAATACATCGGGCCTATCTGTAAGTTTAACACAACAGCAACAGAAGTTTGTTGAGAATGTAGTTTATCATGACATGTCACAAACTGAGGCTGCTAGAAAAGCGGGTTACAGCAACCCCGGTGTTCAGGCTCATAGAAATATGAAAAACAAAAGTATTGTAATCGGGATAGAGGAGCTGAGGTACGAAGCTCAACATCGTAATCATGTTACTTTAGATAGATCACTTCGGGATCTTAAATCAATTCGGGATGCAGCTGTGTTAGATGGAAGTTGGGGCCCGGCAATTAAAGCTGAAGAGTTACGCATGAAAGCTGTCGGCTTGTTAGTAGAAAAGAAAGCGGTGTTACATGGTCGGGTAGATGCCTTGTCTAAAGAAGAGGTCTTAGAGGAACTCCAAAAGCTTCAGAACAAGGCAAAGAATCAATCGGGTATTGAGATTGATGGGTCGGGTAAATTAATTACCAATTGATAAGAGGATAACCAAAACAGTTACCCCCATTACGAGCTGAAAGATTTCCCAATTCGTCATTTTTTCCTCCATTTTTTTTGTTTTTTATTAAACTCTTTTGATTGTTCGGGTGTTAGTCCAGAAAAGTAATTTAATAAATTTCCTTCATAATCATCAAATAATTTTTCTAATTTTTTATCCATTATTTTTTTCCTTTTACAATTCCTACAAATTCTGGAATTTCATAATCGTAATTAGGTTTAGCTTGTTCATACTCAACCTCATTTAATTTGTTATATGCACTTAATAAATCTTTATCTATTTCATTATTTTCTTTAATATCAATTTGAATGTAAGGCTCAATTATATTGATAATCTCGAACACTTCTTCGATTGTTAATTTTAATTTATCTAATTTCATTATTCTTCTCCATTTTTCTTTTATTTAATAATTTAATATATCTTGTCCACAATCTTCTATCTCTAGGCTCAACATTACCACTCACTCTCCACCAATATTCAGTTTGACTGTAACCATTGTAATATCTACTCTCCACATCACATAATCTATCTTCTAATTCTTCAACTGTTAATTTTTTAGTCATTATTCTTCTCCCTTTAAACTTTTAATTGTTTCCCAAATTTTATCCCAATCACCTTCTTTAGCTTTGAAAGTTTCTAAAATAGAATTACATTCTCCATGATATACAGTTATCCTATTGTCTGTTAATTCTATTTTAATTTCTGCACTGCCTAAATTAGCCATTTTTTTTCCTCCTTGCTGTTATTACTTTATCAAAATCGTACTTAGAACAATATCGGGCTACATCATGTTTGTTTTTGATGTTAGCAAATTTTTTTAGATAGAAATTGTATAGCGACATTCTAAGCTTTAGATCGGGATGTATGTACTCCATAAATTGCTTCATTATTCTTCTCCCTCGTTTAAATCAACATAAATATACCCATTGCTGTCGTTATAGACATCAATAATTCCTTTCTCTTCAAGAATTACAACAGTGTCTGATGGCTCACCAATTTTGCTTAAAAAATCTTCAACACTTGTTGAAGACTCCCATATTTTCTTATAAGTATTTTCTGTTTGCATAATCTTTATAGTCATTAGAAACTCCTCCATCTAGTTCATCTTCTATTAATGAGTACAATTCGGCTTCAAACTTCATTTCAACATAATCTACGTTAGATAGAAATTTACGCCACAGCACATCTCTTTTATCGCCATAGGGCATATCTTGAATATGTTTTTTCTGCATATCTAAAATATTAAACATAAGGTCTTCGTTTCCCATAAAGCGTAGTTCTTTAAATATAGTATCCATATTATTCTCCATGTTTATACCTTGTTCTACCATATAGTTTTATAGATATCAAGATAATAAAAGATAATTTTATAGTCGGGATCACGTAATAAACCACACCCCCCTACAAGAGGGCGGGTTCTGATTTTTCTGGTGAAACAATTCAGTCAAAAATGAAACAGCTGTTACATCGGGGTTCGGTTTAGGTTCTACGAACTAGAACCTACTACATATTGTGCCCCTGGATTTTGTTTTTAACACTATATGTGGTGGGTTTACATTATGGAACTATCTGGTATAATCCAATAGGGGGCATAGTGAGTCGGGACGCACGTATTAGTCGGGTCGGGCGTGTAAAATCGGGTCGGGTGTCGGGACATGTGTATAAATGGTAATGGTTCAGGTAATAGAACCAGGTGTATGTATGTGTCCTATATACCTTATTTGACTTCCATAATATCCCATGCTATAACATGGTAACGAATGGAGAAAAAAAACATGCCTGGAAAAATTATATATAACGGTTTATCACTTTTAGATAACAAAACCCCAATTATTGCGGTTGCTATTAATGGCAATAAATATTCACCCAATACTAAAACCGGCGATATGCTACAAACTTATATCTTAACACGAGATATAGATCCACGTGTAGCAAATAAAACCGGTCAAGACTTTGGTATTTGTGGCGATTGTCCGCATCGAGGCACGCCGTCCAATGATCCCAAAAGATCTGTTGCAGAAAATCGCAATTGTTATGTAAGAATTGATCAAGGCCCGTTGATAGTTTACAAAAGTTTTCATAAAGGCAATTATCCAATTGCAAGCGATCAAGATATCATCGACATAGGATCTAATCGTCCTGTTCGTCTAGGTACTTACGGCGACCCTGCCGCCGTGCCTCGTCAAGTTTGGGATCTATTACTAACCAATGCTACGGGTCATACTGGTTACAGTCATCAAAATAACATAAAAGATTCTTACACAGATATAACAATGACTAGCGTAGATTCTGAGGATGAGGCACGCCTTGCCTGGTCACGTGGCGAGCGTACATTTAGAGTCATGGATGTAAAACAACAGCCCGTTAAAGGTAAAGAGATTCTTTGCCCAGCGTCCAAAGAAGCGGGACAAAAAACTGTTTGCGAATTGTGCAAACTTTGCAGCGGGTCACAAATAAACAAGCGATCAATTGCAATTATGAAACATTAAGTCGGGACACGTGTATTAAGTCGGGACACGCCTATAAATATAATTACTGGTTGCGGTATATATACACATATCCCCGGCCGCCGGGAAAAATCCCATTTGACAATATCCCATTATATGGTATTATATAGTTAACTTAAACAAATGGAGAAAATAAATGACTAAACAAGAAATAAGCAAAGAAGCAAAACAAGAAGTCCTAAGATTACTGGAAGAAAGAATTACAGAATATGAAGGCCTGGACATCAATAAAGCTGTTTTGGCCGTCAATCTTTCAATTTTTCAGGAAGAGAACGAAGAATTAAAATCTAAAATTTTAGATATGCAGGAAGAATTACAGATCCTGACTGGCGATATTGGAGCTGCTTTAGATTCAATAAATCTTCTTATGGATTAATTTCCCAGGGGGAGGAGAAATCCTCCCCCAAGTCGGGACACGCCTATAAATCGGGTCGGGTCCCATTTTTTTTATTAGGTCTAGGATAGAGCTAATAAATAACACACTAATTAAAAACCCTGCTTGACTTATATACAATTGTATGGGATATTATATCTTTATAACTAATGGAGTAAATAAATGAAGAAACTAAATAAAATCGAAAGAGAAACTTATGCGGAAGCTGTAATGCAAAAAGAAAAAAATAATCTTATTTCTAAAGCTGACAAGGATGGAAGTATTAATAAAATTCTTCTTGAAGCTAAAAGATTAGAAAGAATTGCTGACAAAGCTGAACTTAAAGCAACAGTTTTAAAAAATAACTTGTTAAATTATATTTCTGAAAACACAGTTTTAATTGAAGGAAGCTATGGAAGTATAGTTTTAACTAGAGACCATGACTGGAATAAACATAAGCAAAAGTATATGTACAATACTCGCATTAACTTTGACCAGTCTCATGACATTAAACAGAAGCTAGAAAAAGCTATTGTTCTTGCAGGCATTGACGCAGAAACTAGAGAAGACTTAGATGAAAAAGTTTTTCAGTTAATGAGCAAAGAAGTAAGGCTTCTGATTGATTAAGAATTATCCTAGCTAGGATACCTAGTAGTAAGCGGAACGAAAGCAAGGGGACAAGTTCCAGAGAGACAAAAGGAGTCCCATCCAAGTAGCTCTTGGAGATGAAATACACTTACTACTAGGAACTAGTTGACTTATATAAAATTGTATGGGATATTATATACTTATTAATAATGGAGAGAGTAAATGAATCAAGTTTTAGAAAAAGAAGAAAGTGTAATAAACCTTTTCGAAGGTTTTCATACGGCGACGTTTATCGTTCCAAATCATAAAGATAAAGGTGGACGATATATTATATGTTCAGCTTCCAGGGATGATGAAGGGTATTGGGTTAGTGACGGTACGAATGTGTTTGATATTTTGTATCTTCCTAAAACTTACGGCCCCGATTTAGAGTTGGCGAGAAAAATAGTAAAAAAGCAAAATGCCTCTAATGGTATACTTAACAAAGCTGATTTTACAGAATTTTTATCAATTAACAGTGACTTTAAACCATGGAATTTAGAAGAAATAATAGATTTTAATTATGGAGGATTAAATGACTGAACAAACTACTAAAGAAACGATGGCTACTTTACCTAATGGTTGGAAAGTATCACAACAAGTAATAAATTTAATTGCTGATTTAGATTTTGAATATGATCGAATGTCATCAAGTGGTAAAGAAGCTTATGACACAATTTGTGAGTTACTATATATTCAAGATGCACCAGAGGAGGACTAAATGACTAAAGAAAGAAAACTACCGTTTAAGTGTGCAGTGTATGACGAAGGACCTGTAGAAGTAAGTAACAGGTTTAGTGGAGAATCAATAACAATTCCACCGGACGCAGTAGCTGTTTATGATGTAATCATGGGAGAGCAGTTAGTAAAGAACACTAACTGGGACAACGTACGCAAGGGTTTAGATTGGTTTATAAAGCATGAGCCGGATGCTTACATGGTGCTGTTAGACTAACTCAATCGGGTCGGCCCGTCGGGTCGGCCCGTAGCACTCCTGGTTTTTTTACACTCCATTGTTTAGATCAGGAGTGCGATTATCTATTTATTATTTGACAATATGGAACAATATGGTACTGTGTATACATGGTTAATTTATTACATAATCTGAAAAACGACCTAGCGATAGCGGGCCGCTTTTCTTCATCCACTCTTCCTACTGGGAGGGTTTCATAATGGGTCAAATTTATAGAAATTATTTAGAAAGAAATTGTGGCCTACCAAGCACAAGAGTTCACTCTATAGACGAAGGCGTTGCGGCGATGCACAAAGGTTATGCATTCTGTGACACAGGCTACAGAGAAATTTTTGTCAGAAACGTAACGCCTAACAAAAAAGCTTTTATGGAAATGATTGCCGTTTATGCGATCATGGAAGAGCTTGATCACTTCGATTTCTTTAGCGAAGAAGACAAGAAAAGAGCTAAGGCAATACAATACGTTGCTGCTTTCAAGAACGAAGCTCACGAAAGCATTAATGCTGATGTGATTGGATCCGGCGACAAAAAACAAATAAAAAGATGGAAGGAACTTAATAAACCTTTCAAGACCAAAAAATAAAAGGGAGCGGGAGGCGAAAGCCTCCCGACTAATCAAATGGTTAAATTAAAACACGTTGACAACAATATACATAATTCTATCAAACATATTTTTGAAGAATTTCATAAAAAAGAAAATAGAGTTAAGCATCTTGAGATGAAAATTAAAAAAGCAAAACAAGATTTACTCGACGCTCAAAAAGAATTGCCTGACGTAAAAGAAGATTTTAAGAAATATAAAGCAGTTCTTTCAAAAGTAAAAAAAGACCCAAGATTTATTTATACTGAAAAAGATTGTATCAAATATGATAATTACACGAGGGGTAAACATGTAACTATTTTATCTCACGATGATTTTAATTTTCTTGATCTTGTTTGGTATCTTAACTATATAATAAAAGATTCTGATGGTAATTATCGCCCCTCTTGGAGATTAAACACCGAGCATTCAGGTGAGGATAATGAGTATGATGGACGTGGTGACTTTGTATGGCTAGAACATGAATTATATGTGGCTCGTTGTCGAGTGGAAGATAACTTAGAAGAAGCTGAAGAAATAGAAAGTTATGAGGAAAATTATGAATACCAGTTAGGGCTATGGAAAGATTGGTTAGCTCGGGAGTATGAATACCTTGGCTTACCTAAGAGTTTGGTCGAAAGTGAATCACAAGCAATGTAGCAGCTTGGTCGGGCATCGGGTCGGGACACATGTAAAATCCTGACCCGATGTTTTTTTATGCGTTATGAATTAACGCATAAGCATTAGGTCATTTTGACAACATCTTATTATATGGTATTATTAATTAACTTAAATCAATGGAGAGTAAAATGAATATCAAAGAAAAAGTAGAGTTAGAGAAAAACGCTTTAATCAATATCCAAGACGAAATCAACAGCATAATCTCAGCTGACATGAAAGCTAGAATATCTTCTGATGAGCAATGGGAGATAAAAAGACAAAAAGAAATCGAGCAAATCATGGAAGAAATAGAAAATGTTCGAGGACCATTAGCAGACCAAGAAGCATTATATGAGGAAGCTTGGGAAGAATGGGATAGACTTAACGAAGTGGAGGAGGGCTAATGTTGGAACTGTTAGCATTTATACTGACTGTTGTTGGAGCTTTTTGTGGAGCTATTCTTTTAATGGGTTTGATGATGTGGGTATTTACAGGTAAATTCCCCGATTAGTCGGCTCGGGTCGGGACACACATAAAGCCCGACCCATCGCCTACCTATATGATTGTATTAAGGTAGGTATTCATTCCCTCATTTTGACAATATCTCATTCCATGGTATTATCTATTCATTAAACAAATGGAGAAACAAATGACAATAAATGCTGAAAAAATAAAAGACTTAACAAACAGTAGAGCTTTTACTATATGGTATCGCTCAGCTAAAGGCTTAGGTAAGTATAGCGTTACAGTAGCAGCTGATAAACATCAAATAGCTAAAGGTGTTGACCCTCTTATACATGTTGTAGTCCGTCCTACCTTTACTAAAGATGAGTATAGAACATTCTTTCTAAGCGAGATTGTTAATATATCACAGAAAGGACAGACACTCTACGGATACGACGAGTTCTAGGTTCCCTAGACTCATTCTAAACTGGGCGGGTTGCATTTTTGCAGCCCCCCCTCCCCCAATCCTATGCTCGAGCCGCACAGCGGCGAGAAGTAGGTTTATGCCATACGCACAGCAATTTTAAACTTTAGGTTCCCTAGCCCTTTCTATTGACATTAGAAAAAAAATAATCGAGATTAGAAACATGATTCCAAATCCAAACATGCAAAATGGTGGTCCCCAAAATTTTATGCAACGAGGGCCAATGAACAACGCAACAAGTGGTGGTCAAGCTTACAACTTCATGTCTGGCGGTAGACCTACGCAGCAACAACCTTATATGCACCCGGCAACAAGACCTCCCCAAGGACAAATGCCACCTGGCGGTCAACGACCTCCAATGCCTCAAGGTATGATGATGCCACAAGGTAGACCAAACCAGCCAATGAATCCTTTTGGCCACCAAAACCCACCACCGCTTCCACAAGGAACACAGGTTCCACCAAACATGGAAACAAAATCTAGCATCACAGATCCTATTGATATGAATAAGATTTCTAACTTTAGCGTCTACATGAATGCTTTAAGGAATCCTAGACAACTTCAAAACCCTATGGCTCAAAATTATCCAGACATTAACGTATTTAATCCTCAGTTTTGACTTTCTAAAAAGAAAGTAGTATAAAAAATATAACAAGAGGTTAATATGAAATATTTAGTTATGACTTTAGTGGTATTGGTAGCTGTTGGTTGTTCTTCAAGCAACATAAATTTAACAGCAAACATTCCAGAATCACAAGAAGTAGACATACATATCCAAACTAAGAACAAAGCAGAGTAATTATGCTGTCGTTATTTGGTAGTCTGCTCGGCTTTGGAACGTCGTTTCTTCCGAACATACTTGGATTTATGGAAAAAGGTCAGTCCAACAAGCATGAGCTTCGTCTCTTAGAGGCTAAGGCAAAGCATGCTGAGGTTCTTAGTAAGCTGAAAGTCGAAGAGCTCGATGCGAAGGCAGACGTAGAGGAGTCCCGCTCCATCTACATGCATGCCTCAGAAATCGCTAAGAATAATAAATCATCTTTTATTTCAGCACTACAAGCCTCTGTTCGTCCTGTCATTACCTATTTCTTCTTTATACTGTTTGCTACAATAAAAGGGCTAGCTGTCTATGTTGCAGTACAAGAAGGTGATGATGTATCTCAAGCTATATTAAATAGTTGGGATCAAGAGACAGCAATTTTATTTTCTACCGTAGTCAGTTTTTGGTTCGGTGGAAGAGCTATGAGAAAAATTAGGGAGAGTAAAAATGGCTAAAGCAGCAACTAAGAAAACAACTACTAAGAAAGCACCTTTGCGTAAGAGAGCTCGGAATAAACAGGGCCACTACATCGCCGATGATCCAGGGACTCCAAACAATGAAGCATTTGGAGAGCCTCCGGTACCATCAATGAAAAAGTATATTGGCATTGGTTTAGCACTTCTTTTGATAGCCTTAGTGGTATTAGCATCATAAATATATCTTATTAATACAATTCATTTGATTAATAGAATAACAGGTATATAACACCCTTATATAAAGGGTAAACATGCTTAATTTAATAAATATAATCTCACTTTCAACTGTAGTTTGGTGCGTCTCTAGTATCATATAACAACATTTAGGTTGCAACGAATCCCAAACCGCTATATGTAGGTGTAATGGAATTTCGTGAATGCAACACCTGTGGTGTAACGAAAGAAATTACGTCTTTTGAGAAATCGTACTCCCGTGGTTCTCAGTATCGCCGACATCAATGTATGGCATGCAAAGCAATTCAAAGAAATGATAGGACAAATAAAGATCCAATTTTGTATCTTCGTAGAGCCTTTAGTCAATTAAAATCAAGTCGTATAAGAAAATCTACCTTTAAGTGGGAATTGTCCTTCGATGATATAAAAAAGAAATGGGACGATGCAAAAGGTAAATGTTCTGTTAGCGGTATGAAGATGACACACTACAGAGACGGTAGTGGTAAAAAAATTCCTACAAATGTTTCTATCGATAGAATTAATAATAAAAAAGGTTATACAAAAAATAATGTTCGACTTGTATGTTGGTGTGTTAATAAGATGAAACATACTATGTCAGACGACGAATTGATGTTATGGGTTAATAGGATTTATGATGGACAACGAAACTAATTTTGAATCTTTAGATGAAGAGCAAATACGTTATGCTCTTGACTTACAAAAAAGATTAAACTTTTTAGAAGAAACTGATGCTTCAAGAAAAAATTTTTTAAAGTTTGTTCAGAATGTTTGGCCTGATTTTATTTTAGGTAACCATCACAAGGTCTATGCAAAAAAATTACAAGACATAGCCTCTGGAAAAATAAAAAGATTAATAATAAATATGCCACCTCGACATACAAAATCTGAGTTTGCATCTATTTATTTTCCTGCTTACATGCTGGGACTCAATTCTAAATTAAAAATAATTCAAGCAACACATACTACAGAACTTGCAACAGGTTTTGGTCGTAAGTGTAAAGCATTAGTAGATAGTCCTGATTATAAAACCATCTTTGAAGATACGAAAGTGTCTCCTGACTCCAAAGCCGCTGGACGTTGGGCTACGACAGATGGTGGAGAATACTTTGCGGCGGGGGTTGGTGCAGCGATTACTGGTCGTGGTGCTGACCTCCTCATTATTGATGACCCTCATTCGGAGCAAGACGCTCTTTCTCCTACTGCTATGGAGAATTGTTATGAGTGGTATACGTCTGGACCTCGACAAAGATTGCAACCAGGAGGTCGTATTGTTGTTGTTATGACACGTTGGTCTACAAAAGATTTGACAGCAGAGGTTCTTAAAAAACAAACAGAAGCTAACTCAGATCAATGGGAGGTCGTTGAGTTCCCAGCTATCTTTGATGACGGAAAGGTTCTATGGCCAAACTTCTGGTCTGAAGACGAACTGCTTAAAGTTAAATCTTCTTTGCCTGTTGCTAAATGGAATGCACAATGGTTACAAAAACCTACATCCGCTGAGGGTGCTATCATAAAAAGAGAGTGGTGGAAAATGTGGGAAGAGGATAAACCACCAGAGTGTGAATATGTGTTGCAATCTTATGATACTGCATTTTTAAAATCAGAAACAGCAGACTATAGTGCTATTAGTACATGGGGTGTATTTTATAAAAATGAAGATTCTGGACCAAGCCTTATACTTCTAGACTGCAAGAAAGGTAGATGGGAGTTCCCTGATTTAAAAAGAATTGCAATGGAGTCATTTTCAGAGCATAATCCAGATGTAGTTTTAATAGAAGCTAAAGCTTCAGGGTTACCTTTAACTCAGGAGTTGAGAAATATGGGGATACCTGTTATAAATTTCTCACCAGGCGGAAGACGCTCAGGCCAAGACAAAGTTTCAAGAGTTCATGCCTGTGCTCCGATGTTTGAGTCTGGACTTGTATGGCGACCAGACTTCCAATGGGCAGAAGAGATGGTAGAAGAATGTGCCTCTTTTCCTTTTGGAGATAATGATGACTTGGTAGATTCCATGTCACAGGCTATACTGAGATTTCGTGAAGGTGGCTTTATACGTCATCCAAGCGATGAGGATTGGGATGAAGATATCCCTAGAAGAAAGGAGTACTACTAATGTTTAAACCAGTAATAGATAAAGTTAAAACACCTAAAGTTGAAAAAACTAAAGGTGAAGTCACAGTTACTGTTCCAGAAGGTCCTGGTGCAGGAACTATGAAATCAATGGGTGCTGCCACTAGAGGTGGTAAGTTTGCAGGAACTTTTTAATATAAGGAAGTCACATGGCTGAGAATCCGTTTGGACAAGGTGGTCCAGAAGACGAGGAGATCCTTATTGAAGGAAATCCTATCGATACTGCTGAAGTAGATCCACAACTTGCCGAAGCAATAGCTTCAGGTGAGATAACAGAAATGGAAGATGGTTCTGTTGAAGTTGGAGAGTTTGTTGAAGAAACAGAAATGCCAGGGGAAGAAATTCCTTTTGATGCTAATCTTTCAGAGTACATGGAAGATCAAGAATTAGGAGCATTGTCTTCTAATCTTATTGCAGCAGTTGATTCTGATATTTCAGCCCGTGAAGATTGGGAAAAAATATACCAACGTGGTTTAGAGCTTCTTGGTGTAGAAGAAGATGACAGAACAGAACCTTTCGAGGGAGCAGCGGGCGTTACGCATCCTGTTCTTGCTGAGAGTGTTACACAATTCCAAGCACAAGCTTATAAAGAATTATTACCAGCTGGCGGACCCGTTCGAGTTCAGATAGTTGGAGAACCAAACCCCGAAACAGAAAAACAATCACAAAGAGTTCAAGACTTTATGAACTATCAGATTTGTTACAACATGGAAGAGTACGACCCTGAGTTAGATCAGCTGTTGTTCTATTTACCTTTATCTGGTTCTGCGTTTAAGAAAGTTTACTATGACGAAATGAAGGAACGGCCTGTGGCACGTTTTGTTCATTCTGAAGATATTATTGTGCCTTATAACTCTGTTGATTTATCAAATGCTATTCGTCTAACGCACAGATTAAAAATGACAGGCAACGATGCTCGTAAGTTCCAAGTATCTGGAGTTTACAGAGATGTACCTGTTAAACCAACACATGTGTATTCAGACCTAGAAGAAACTATAGAGAAAGTTTCTGGCGAGTCTGCTACAAATACTTACGAAGAAGATGATTTAGAAATTTATGAAATTCATACCTATTTAGATTTACCAGGCTTTGAAGATATGGGTCAAGATGGTGAACCAACAGGAATCAAGGTACCTTATATTGTTACAATAGATGTTGGCTCTTCTAATATTTTAAGCATCAGAAGAAATTATAAAGAAGAAGATCCTAAAAAAGATCCTAATAATTATTTTGTGCATTACAAATTTTTACCGGGTCTAGGGTTTTACGGCTTTGGTTTACCACACATTATTGGTAACTTATCACGTTCAGCTACATCTATCTTACGTCAGCTTATTGATGCTGGTACTTTAGCAAACTTACCTGCTGGTTTTAAAGCTAGAGGTATACGAGTTCGTGATGAAGCAGAACCATTACAACCTGGCGAATTTAGAGATATAGACGCTCCAGGCGGTGACTTGCGTGCATCTATTATACCATTACCTTTTAAAGAACCTTCAGGAACTTTATTACAGTTACTTGGCATAATAGTAGAAAGCGGTAAGAGATTTGCATCTGTTGCTGATATGCCTTTAGCCGAACAAAACGGACCAGTTGGTTCTACTGTTGCAATGTTAGAGCGTGGTACAAAAATTATGTCTGCTATACATAAAAGATTACACTACGCACAAAAAATAGAATTTAATCTTTTAGCAGGTTTATTTAAAGATTACTTACCACCTGTATACCCTTATGAAGTAAGTGGTGGTGATCCAAATATTAAACAAGCTGACTTTGATGACAGAATAGATGTTATGCCTGTATCAGACCCTAACATTTTTTCTACAGCACAAAGAATTGCTATTGCACAAACAAGCTTACAACTTATTCAGTCTAACCCACAAGTTCATGGTCCTGCTGGTATGTATGAAGCGTACAAAAGAATGTACGAAGCTTTAGGTGTTCGTAGTATTGAAAAGATATTACCACCACCGCCACAACCACAACCTGTCGACCCCGGTATAGAAAATGCTAATGCATTACAAGGTAGAGGATTACAAGCTTTCCCAAAACAAGATCATCAAGCTCACATTGAAACACATTTAACATTTATGCGTACACCTGCTGTTATGTCTAATATAAATATTATTGGCATTCTTACAGCTCACATATATGAACATGTTAGTTTACAAGCTCGTGAAATTGTTGAGCAAGAATTTGGACCTCAGCTACAACAGCTACAAGAACAATATCAAGGTCAAATTCCACCAGAAGTTATGCAACAAATTCAAATGGAAATAGAAAACGAAGTAGCTCAGCGTATTGCTGAGATGTCTGCACAAATGTCTGAAGTACTTGCACCTCCTCCTAACGAAGATCCATTAGTAGAAATTCGTCAACAAGAGTTAGCTTTACAAGGTGCTAAACTACAGCAAGACGCTAAAGAGTTTGAAACAAATACTGTTATTAAAACGCAACAAGATGCTTTTAAAAATACTATGGCAGAACAGAAAAATCAATTTAGCGAAATGAACGCCTTAGATAAATCTGCTATTGCTCGTGAACGTATAGATGCTCAAGAAGAGATAGCAGCGGGACGTATTGCTCTTGAATTACAAAAACTTCAGAAAGATAAAACAATGGAAAATATTGATGTTGAACGATTAAGAAATTTGTCTGACAGAAATTAATGGCTGAGAGAAAGAAAGCAAAACCTATACGACGAACTACAGGCAAAGGCGGTAATTACCGTTCTACTAAGTCTGGTGCAGGTATGACAAAGAAAGGTGTTGCTGCTTACAAAAGAAAAAATCCTGGTTCTAAATTAAAAACCGCTGTTACTGGTAAAGTTAAAAAAGGTAGTGCAGCTGCAAAAAGAAGAAAAAGTTATTGTGCAAGATCAGCGGGTCAGTTAAAAAGAAGTAGTGCTAAAACTAGAAATGATCCTAATTCTAGGATTAGACAAGCAAGAAGAAGGTGGAAATGCTAAATGGCTAAAAAAGGTTTATATGCAAATATTCATGCTAAGAAAAAAAGAATTGCAGCTGGCTCTGGCGAAAA